TTATTCCTTTGGAAGACAATACGATTGCAGCAGTTATGATTGCTGGATCTTGGGGAGAACCTGGTGCCTTCACACTTGTTGACGGCACAAGCAATTTCCGCCAACTATTCGGTAAACCAATTGATGAACTCCTTCCAATTCGTGAAGCTTTGAAAGGAACTGGTAAGGTTCTTGTTTATAATGGAGTGAATAATACTGGGACGAAGGCGATTAAAACAGACAGAGGGATGACTGTTACAGCTAGACATAAAGGAAAAGCTGGTAACAATATTCATGTTATCTTCAAAAAACAAGTTGAGCCTGGATTTGAAGTAACAACTGTTTTCTTTGGGAAAGAAGTTGATAAACAAATCATTACAACATTGCCATTCAAGAATGATTATATCGATGTAACTGGTACTTTAATAACAGGAGATAAAACATTCTTGCTTGAAGGTGGGACTGATGGCGCAACAACTAATTCAGAAGTTGAATCATTCCTCAATGGTTTAGACACACAAGATTTCCGTGTTTTAGCACTTGGTACAGAAACAAGTTCAACAAAAGCACTTGTTACAGCTCATATCAAAAAATGGCGTGACGCTGGTCGTTCAGTCATTGCAGTATTGAATGACTACACGGACGCTGACGACGAAGGTGTTGTATCTGTTGGTAACGGGGTTACATTAAGCGATGGTACCAAACTAAGCGCTAAGGATTGTGTATATTTCGTAGCTGGTAAGTATGCAGGGGCTGGCTTGCAATCCAATACATTCAAATCTTATCCAGGCGCAATCGACTGTGAGCGTAAGAACGAAGCAGAGGCTGAAAAGCTCATCAATAGAGGTCAGCTTATCTTTGCCTATCGGAATGAAAAAGTTATTATCCTGTCAGATGTGAACTCATTTACTAGTTATACGGCAGAACATAGTCGTATTTTTGGTAAGAATAAACTTGTCCGTACCATGGATAATATCAACACCAATGTTAAGTATATCTTTGAAAACTACTTCATCGGTAAAGTACCAAACAACGTGAATGGGCGTGAGTTGTTTAAACAGCGAATCATCACAATGGTTCTTGACCCACTTGCTCAAAAGCAAGCTTTAGAGTACCAAGCTAAAGATATTGAGATTTCACAAGGTATCACAAAAGAATCAGTCGTGGTTAACTTGCCGATTGTCTTGACGGACGCTATGGAAATCTTGTACATGACGGTTATCTGTGATTAAGAAAGGAGAAACTAGCTAATGGCTATTATGAGTCAATTAGATGCTTTGTCTGCTAAAGAAGGAACGGTCTTCTTTACAATCAATGACAAGCAGTATGAACTAGCAGAGCTTATCTCTCTAGAAGCGAAAATTGAATACACAAAAGCTGATGTTACCCCTCTGAACTCTCGTATGAAGGGTGGTAAGATTGTCGGTGCAGAAGGTACAGGTTCATTGAAGATGTACTACCACCGCCCGGAATTAAAGGCGATGGCTTTAAACTATGTCAAGCAAGGTATTTTGCCTCGTATTGATATCAAGTGTACGAACGAAGACCGTTCATCTCGTGCAGGTCGTTATACCATTGTTTTGAAAGGTGTTCTGTTCAAAGAATCACTCATCTTTAAACTTGATGGATCAGCGGATGAAGTTATTGACGAAGAAACGGACTTCACATTCCAAGATTTTGATATCTTATCAGAATTCCAAGAAATTAAATACTAACACAAGGAGGAAATAGTGGTGAGTGGATTAAAAGCATTTTTGAAACAAAATAAAAAAGGGGAAGAGACTAAGGATGTCTTGCTTCCTTCTTTTGAGGAACCAGTTAAAATTCGAGTGTTGAGCGCTCGTGAAGCGGACTTAATCAATGACCGTTGCTTTGTCAATAAGCCTGGTCGCAATGGACGCCAAGAGCGTGTCTTTGACGGTGTTAAATATAACCGTGAAATCTGTATTGCGTCTATCGTGGTTCCTGACCTTAACGATAAAGAATTGCAAGATTCTTATGGAACAATGGGAGCTTCTGAGTTATTCGGTACCATGTTCAATTGGGGCGAAAGCGCCTTGATTTTGGAAGCTGTGACCGAACTCAGCGGTATCAACCAAACCTTCCAAGACAAGGTTGACGAGGCAAAAAACTAATAAAAGAGGACGCGGAGGCACAACTTGCCTACTTCGCCCTCGTAAACTATTACATTCGCCCTAGTGAATTTGTGAATATGGATGTAGAAGAAAAAGCCTTTTTCGCTGCAGTCATGCACGAAGAGGCGAAACAACGTAAAAGAATGAAGAAGTGAGGTGATTCTATTGGCAAATATACAAACAACCATGTCTTTGACCGATAGAGTCACAGGCACTTTAAATAAAATCTATGCGACTATGGACCGTGTCAAAAATGCAGGCTCAGGCATAGATAAAGCCATGAAGGCTCAAGAATCCGCTATGAAAAAAGCTGGTGATTCTGGTCAATATTTTGTCAATAAAGCTGGGCGAGTCATTGATATCAACGGTAGATTTATAAGCAGTGCAACTTTAGCAGCTGCAGGCCTAAAAAAAGAAGAACTGGCTCTAAGAGATTTAGGGAATGCTTCGAACCATGCTTCTAACAAATTAAGTAAGTTAGGATCTTTGAAAGGTCTATTGAAGACTGCTTTAGCTAGTATTGCAGTCGTTAAAACTGCCAAACAAGCTATAAATATGTCAGACGAGTATGCCAATATGCACGCCCGTTTAGATATGATTCGTGACGGTACGCAGACGACAGAGCAACTGCAAAAGTCTATCTATACATCAGCACAGCGCACAGGTTCAGCCTATACAACCATGGCGAACGGTGTCGCTAAGATGCGGATGCAGGCTGGTGATGTTTTCCAAAATAACGGCGAAACAATTGCCTTCTTGGAAACCATGAACAAATCCTTTGTAGTAGGTGGTGCAAGTATAGAAGAACAAAAAAGTGCCATGCTTCAGCTTACTCAGGCTATGGCTAGTGGTAAGTTGCAGGGTGATGAGCTACGTTCTCTAGCTGAAACTTCACCAGCCTTAATCCAAGCCATCGCAAACAAGTTAGGCGTCAGTCGTGGCGAGGTTAAAAAACTTGGAGCAGACGGGAAGATTACAGCTGACATTGTCAAAACTGCCATGCTGGATGCAAGTGATGCAATTGATCAACAATTCCGCAACATGCCTATGACATGGGGCAGGGCATGGCAGAACTTCCTGAACTTTGTGACTAAGGCGCTTGAGCCGATATCGATTAAGATAAATCAGATAGTGAACTCGTCCGCCTTCCAACAATTTGCCCAGATTGTAGCTACGGTGCTTCAATATGTCGTTCAAGCGGTTATCTTTGCTATGGATATGATTGGGGCTGTTTGGAGTATGTTAGCTCCGATTGCTCAATTTGTCATCGATAACTGGTCTGTCATCCAACCGATTATTATTGCTGTAGCAATCGCTATTGGCACTTATATAGTCGCAATGAACGCAGCAAGTATAGCGACTAATCTATTTAGTATCGTTACAAACACTGCGAAAGCTGCAATGGCTGGTTTTAATGCAGTTATGGCAATGAATCCAATCATGTTGATTGTCATGGCAGTCATCATCCTTATCGGCCTCTTCTATGCTTTAGTAGCGTGGTTTAACAACCTTACTGGTGCAGCCGTATCGGCTACAGGAATCATCATAGGGGCTATATTTTATCTAGGAATGACCATTTGGAATATACTTCTTAGTATTGCCAATGTCGCTATCTGGGTGATTAATATGATGCTACAAGGCGTCTTTTGGTATGTTAATACCGCAATAGCATTCTGGATGTTTCTTTATCAGGCTATCTTAACTATTTTGATAGGTATTTTAGACTTTATCGACTGGTTTGTTACTGGTGCTGTTAACTTATGGAACGAGATGTCTTTCCAAGTTCAAAGCGCTTGGTATGATATTGCTCAAGGTGGCCGTGATATGGCTGTCGCTATTGCAGGATTTGTAGATAGCATGGTCAATAGTGTTATTAGTTCGGTTGAAGGAATGATTAACTCTGTTCTTAGCGGATTTAATAGCATGATTGGTTTCTTGAATGGCCTTGGGTTGAATATCAGTGCCGTTGGTTCGGTTTCGCTTGGTAGAACTAATTTCGCAGGAGATGTAGCTGGTGCGATTGATAGCATGCAGAAACCAGTTAAAAAAACCTTTGAAGGTCTGCACTTGGCAGATGGTCTCAAACAACACAAAGCTAGTTTAGAAACTCCGCACCTTGACACTCCACAACTGGGTTATCTTGAACTTGGAGACCGAATGGGAGCCTTTAATAAAGGGTATGAAATCGGACAAGGTATTGATAAGGCAGTCGGTGGTTTCTTCAAAGGAGCTGGCGATGCCAACGGTGCAGGAAACAATTTCTTGGGTGATCAAGGAAAGACACCTTACGAACTTAGCCCAGCAAGTTCAGTACCTGGACAAGGCGACGGAGGAAAAGGTGGCGGTGGCCATAATCCTACTGGTGGTAAATTAGACAAAGTCGGAAAGATTGAAGATGAAATCAAACTGGACGATGAATACATCAAGTTAATTAAGGATGTTGCGACAATGAAGTGGCAACAGAACTTCATTACCTTGAAACCAGAGATTGTGACCAACATCGACTCCATTAACAACGCTGGTCAGTATGCCAACGTATTGGATGATTTGAACGCAACGATTGTAGACGCTTTGAATAATGGCGCTGACGGACTCATGGCTTACTAGGAAGGAGGTAGCAGATGTTTATATTTATTGAAGGCATTAAATTGCCAGTGAATCCAGAAGAAATCAAACTGGAGGATAAACAAGGAATTGAGACAGTCGCTATCATCGATACTGGTAACGTTCCGCTTGTCGGAAATCCAGAGCTTCAATCGATTGAGTTTGAATCCTTTATTCCTAGTGGAAGATACGATGGAAACTACCAACGGAATAGTCGTGTCTCTCCAGAATCCTTTGTCTCCTCTATTCGTAAATTTAAGACTGAAGGCACTCCTATTCAACTCATGATTGGGGGTGCTTTTGGTTCTGCTATTAACGGAAAATTTCTAGTGGAACAGTTCGATGTCTCGACCAAGACTGGGTATGAAAATGACCTGATTTATAAGATTAAGTTCTTACAGTATCGGTTTCACAAGCCACGAAAGGTCACCATCAAAGACAAGCAAGCGCTTGAGGCTACTAAAAAGAAACCGCAGGCGAAAGCTACGGAAGAACGCAGCCCTACGACTGAGAAGCCTGCTCAAAAAAGCCATACGGTTGTGAGCGGAGATACCCTGTGGGGGATTGCTCAGACATTTTACGGAGACGGCAGCCGATATACTGAAATTTACGAAGCCAACAAAGACAAGATCAAAGACCCTCATTGGATTTACCCTGGACAGGAGTTTGTGATACCATGATGCAGTTATTCTATCAGAACAATAAAACTGGAGATACATGGGATTTGGCAACTGTGTCTGAAAAGGTCGAATTTAAAACAACTAGAAAAGGATCAGCTTGGAGCGTGGAGATTACCTTGTACAACTCTACAAAAGTAGCTTTTGAATACGGTTCTCCACTTGCTTTCAAGCTAGATGATAAAGAAGTATTCTTTGGTTATTTGACGAAAATCAAGTACGAAAAAGATACCAAAACAACCTTGACTTTTCATGATCAGATAAAGTACTTACTACGCAATATCAATTTCGTTGCCAGGGATAAAAACGTCAATCAAATCGTCTCGGCTATTGCAGGAGATTTTGATTTGAAGATTGGGGAACTAAAAGCTCCAGCCGTGACCTTATCTCCTCAGTTGAAGGAAGATAAGAAGGCTCTGGATATTATTCAGGAGGCCATGGATGAGACCTTGGTGCAAAGTGGAGAATTGCTGGTCTTGTATGACAAGTTCGGAGAGTTGACGCTAACGACTCCGAAAAACTTACCAATCCAGTACATTATCGGTAATGAATCCTTTATGTCTAGCTTTGAGTTTGAAGGTTCGATTGAGGATAGTGCTAATATTGTCCGCTTGATCCAAGAGAACAAAGAAACCAAAAAGAGAGAGGTCTA